TTATAAAAGATAAATCTCCTGTATGATCATGTGGTGGATTATATTCATTAGCTGCTTGAAAATTAATCCATAACGCATGTAAAAACCATGTTATATTTTTTATGTTAATTTCCTGAAAAGAATTCCATGGCTCCTGCATGGTACTATAATTACGTTCTAAAAGATACTGAAAAGAATTTCCTTTATATGGTACCACGTTCTCTAAATATAAATCTACATAAGGACTAAATCTTGATATGAACCAATCTTCATATTTTTCATAATAAAACTCTTTCTCAATCTGACCAGCTAAATCTAATCTTGCGTCTATAGTTGCTTCACGTCCTTTTTCTAAAAGTATCTTAACAAACTCATCTTCAATTGTAGTTTCTAATACAAAAGGTCCCCAATAAGGAAAACGATACCCTTTATTTAATAATACTTTCTTCATTATTCTACCTCACTCGCTTCCATATACAAATTCTTTAACAATCGTTTCAACTTATTTTTATTGATTGCTTGACTCTCAATCTCTTCCACATATCTATCAAGAAGTGTCATTGTATCTTCACCCACTTCTACAATTTCATCAGTAATAGAATTAGGATCTAGGTCTGAAAAATCTTCTACCACTTTCAATTCATAAAAGTTTCCTTCATTATAACATCTATCAATGAATCTGTCGAAGGTATAGAAATCTGTTTTCTGTATAACAAATACTTTTATATAGCATCCTTCGTATTCAGAAAGATCCATGTTCAACATCTCATCACAAGTATGTCCGTCATCATAGAATATCTTTTTGAATAAACGATGGGGGTTCTGAAAAAACTCTAGCTCTCTAGTCTCCGTATCAAATATATGAAAGCCTTTCTTACTGTTGTAATCGTTCCATGTTATCTCATACGGTGCACCAAGATAACGAATGTGTCCGTCGTCCTGTTGGACATGAAAGTGTCCAGAAAACACACGTTCAAATCGTTTAAAATGTTTACGTTCTATACCATCATCACAATATACATTCGTCAACATCTCTGCACCTTGTAATGGTAAGTGGCCCATAAGCACATCAGCTTTCGCTTTAGATATAATTCGCATTGATTCCGCATGTTTGTCAGGTGCTATCCATGGAGTCATCAATACATTAAGACCATCAAAGTTTATGACTTCAGGTACATCCTCATACAAGTGGATGTCATACTCCTTACAAGTAAGGGACATGGAGTTTACTTCATTAGTTGTCTTATAGTAACAATCATGGTTGCCTAATAAAACATGAAGATCAATATCACGTTCTCTAATAGGATCAAAGAACATCTCCTTAGCTAGTTTAAGAGAGAGAAAATTAGAATACTTACGCCGATCAAAAGTATCACCCAAATGAATAACCGTTGTAATTTTTTCCCGATCAAGTATTGGGAATAAAGTTCCTTCGTAGAACTTTCTCTGGAATGTTGAAAAGGCCAAATTGTCATTCTTACCTCCGAAATGTGTATCTGTTATTAATGCTATTTTCATACAAATGGTGGTCCTAAAAACCAAACTACTAATGAATATCTTACTCCCTTTGTTACAGGTGCAACTCTATGTTCCATTGCAGAAGGAAACACAATAATAGAACCCAACTTACTAAACTCTGGTGTTGAAATTTCACATTCTTCTTTACTATAGGTAGCAAATTGAAACTCACCTCCTTCATAATCTTCATTTAATAATACAGTCATACTTAACTTTCTAACGCGCCCATGTATAAATTGTTTACCTGGTTCACTATAAGCTGACAAATGATCTCCCATACCATCTTTATGAAATCCATAAAACCCACCAGGCTTATAACGAGTTACTTGCATAGACTCAGCCGATTCAATAATATAACGCCAACCAGTTTTTTCATTCGCTTTTGTCATGTACGGCCAAATAATATCATACACCCACTGGTCTGTTACCCATGATACATCACTTATTCTTGCTTTAGGATCTGATTTATAATCACCCTTCCGACCTGTTGATCTTTCTTCATCTGAAGTACTTTTTTGAGTATCTATAGAAGATTCTATCCAGTTATTCTTAGCTAGCCTCTTTATTTTATTACAAGTTTTTTTATTAAAAGCTTCATAAAAAATAAACCATTGGTTTGTAATATACATTATTTTTTCTTTTTATCATCATCATCATCATCAGAAAAAGAATACTTATCTATAAATTCCATATATTGAGCTTGATAAACTCCATCATCATCATGATCTTGCACTGCAATCATATCAGATATATTAGACCTCTTTAATATTCTATCTTTAATCTTTTGCTGTTTCTTTTCCTTTGTTATTCTACGAACAAATGCAAAATAAATTATTTGTGTAAAATATGCAAAAGGATTTTTAGATTTTTCTGGATCAAAGTTATCTATATACTGGAGACTATTTTCAATACCATCTGAAATCATTTCATCTCTATATGTATAGTTAATAAAATTAGGACGATATGAAAGATGGTTCGCTATCTTTAAAATACACTCTCCTAAATAATTAGTAACTTGAGGTAAAGAACTATCAGTTTCTTCAGCCTCTTTTATTAACCTCTTTCTTTCTACAATTGCTTCTAGAAACTGCTTATTATTTACATAATGTACTTTCTTTTTCTTATCAGTAGTCATCGAGTTCTCCTTACGAAGGACCTATTAATGTAACATGGGTTGTGATTGAGGACTAACATAATCACTAAACAATCCTACAATAACATCTGCAGCATCTTCAAGATTATCAAAGCGCCACGATGCATTATGTTTGATTAAAGGATGATTCATTAAATAGTCATCATCAGAAACAACGATTAAAGGTTTCCGTAATCCAATCGCCCAACCAATCTCGATAGTCGTACCATATGATGGACGTCTTTCATTTAATGCTTTGGGGAGATAAGCTAACACCAAATCACATGACTCTGTATCTAGCCAGTTCTTTGTTGCTATAGCTCTAGGATCGGACCACTTCTTTTCTGTAGCACCAGGTTCTGTATATGTCATTCCTTCTTTTAAAGGTTCACATCGCAAAGGAGAAATCCCTACGATACCATGTGGAAAAAATGTACAGATATACTCACGCCATTCTGTTGCTTCTTCTTGTGTACAACCTGCTATAGGTCCTGCCAAATATATATACTTCTTCATAAATTAAATGCCTTCTTTTATATCTTTAAGACATCTATCATTATATACTAATTAAGGTAGTTTGTCAAGCATAACTTTTTTCTAATTTACTCTTGACAAAATAAAAAATCCATGATATAATTTATATGTCGCCATGCGCAAGATAGAATAGAGATTAATGTAGCTTAGATTTATCTACTGGAACAAATGGAACAACATTAGATTCCTCATGTTCATCATCACCCATCATTTGAACTAATCTATCTACATTCTCTTTCATCTTTACTATTGCTTCATCTTCATTAGTTGGTTCTTGCTTAGTTTCAAACTCTAATCTTTTACATACATGCTTGTAGTATAAAGTTACATCCGGAGCCATATTCCCCAAACAAATAATTCTTTCCTTAGGTATTACAAATGTAGTGTCATGCGTATAATTCATCCACCTTTGTAGACCCGTATGTTCAACAATACTTTCTTCATTTTCCATCACCTGATTTTTAACAATAGACATAGGGTACTCTATTACTAAAGCATCTTTATATTCTTCTGCTACTCTGCAAATAACATCATCACCATTAACCATTTTAATAATTTTAAATGGATTAGATGAAGTGTGAAGTGATCCTTTCATACTATTATTTATGTCTTTCAATGTCTGTCTCCTCACATTCACTACCATATTGAATCTCTATTACCTTACAAAGTTTATCTGTATGATTTCTAATATTATGCCATGTTCCCACAGGGATGTTTTGATATTGATGCAAGCTTAGTTTCCTTGAAAATGGAATGATTGGCCGCTCCTCATGGTCTATACTTTTAATCGTACACGCACCTTCAGATACTAACCAAAACTCTGCCCGTTTAAAATGTCGTTGATAGCTTAATTTTTTACGAGGAAGAATAGAAAGTTCTTTGACTTTAGTAGTACCGTTGTCCAATAATACTTCCCAACTCCCCCATTCTCTAACTGTTTTTGCTGGTGGACCTAGTTGAACTTTTATAAGAGCACTAGAAGAATTTTTCTTATCTGTACCACCTACGCCGAACGCAAACTCTACCACAACATCTCCTTCAGGTTTAAAATCTAGTTCTGGAATATTCTGTTCTGTTCTATCTCCTCCATTACAGAAAATTATTTTATCCTGATTAGGATATGTCGAGGCACAAGCCTGAATTGCATAGCAGGAAGAATCATCACTATCATCAAATGAAATAACTTTATGCACACCAGAAATATTTTCTAATATTTCTTTACGTTCTCCAAAGGGCATAAAGACATAATTCTTTTTACGATACAACCACGCATCGCTATTCAATCCTATACATACTAACATACTCATCTCTTTTGCACTCTTTATAAGAGCTATATGTCCTGAATGTAATGGATCAAATCCACCGGTTATTAATGCTACTGTATTCATTGTTTTAATTTGACAGGTACGATATCATAATCAAACTCTTGTTCGTTATAGATACCTATTCTATCGTGAAAATGTTTAAGTGTAAAGTTATCTTTATTATTATAACACAGATCGTCTACAATGTCAAATACTTGGAGTTGTTTTTTATCTGAGGCTGTTCTTAATCCTCTACCTATAGATTGCAACACTCTAATCTGTGATTTATAAGGAGAACCAAATACAATATTATGCAATCTCTTAATATTAATACCTTGTGAGAATACTCCATATGATGCTATAATTACAGCGTTCTCTTCCTTCTCTACAATCCCTCTTATGTTATTGCGATCTTCCGTATCAGTGCCGCCATACACCATAAACACTTTTCTATCATCATCTCTGTTTATCTTTTCATATAGGTGTTCTAACTGTACTATAAATCTACACAACACCAAAGTATTACCTTCTTGAGCAATAACAAGGTTTGTAATAAATTTATTTCGAGCTTTATCTACAGCTAACCAACTGACCTCTTCCTGATAATCCATTCGACTTCGTTTTGATTTTGGATGATCAAGAACTAAACAACGAACATGAAGATTTGATAAATGTGCTTCTTGAATGAGTTTAGCTGTAGTCGTTACTTGTTTACAC